TTTCCGATCTACGCAAACACTGCGGCCATCTTGCCGCACCAAAAGACTTACTGGCTTGACGAGAGGCACCACATTGACAGGCAGCTCAACAAAGACAGCTAGAGAAAAGGACACAACGTGGCTCTAATTAATTGCTATTGCACGCTGTCTGATCTGAAGACCTCACTCGCAATCGAGGACATACAGGACGACACTGGGCTTGAAGCTGCGATTTTGACCGCTAGTCGTATGATTGATGATTACACTGGTAGATTCTTTTATCGGGACGGCACTACGGCTGCGCCTGTGACTCGCTACTACACACCCGACAGTTGGTACATTACCAACTTAGATGATTTTGTCTCTCTTAATCAAATCGCGCTAGACGACGACTTTGACCAAACCTACACTACTATTCTTGCAACTAGCGACTATTTAATTGACCCAGTCAATAACGCACGGCGTGGTTGGCCGTACACTCGCATTACCGCTATCGACCGCTACATTTTCCCTTACGCTTATCCGCAATCGGTTCGAGTCCAAGCTGTTTGGGGCTGGCCGTCTGTACCAGCAGAAATCGCCATGGCAACCAAGATTCAAGCTTCACGCCTCTTTATTCGCCGTCAATCTCCGTTCGGTATCGCGGGCACCCCTGAACTCGGCACAGTTCGTTTGACATCACGACTTGACCCAGATGTTGAGGCCTTAATTCGCCCATTCCGCAAGATGAACGGTTTAGTGGCGTGATTCCAAGCGAGATCAGAGAAGGCTTGAAAAAGAACCTCAGCGATATTGACGGGCTACGGTGCTACGACCAAGTGCCCGATGTTATCGTCCCGCCTTGCGCCATTGTCGGGCAACTCGATTTTACTTTCGACCTGAACAACGCCCGCGGCCTCGACCAGTCAAATCTTGATGTGTTTGTTATCGTTCAACGCTTTTCGGAGCGTACTGGACAGGACAAGCTAGACAAGTATCTAGCGGGTTCGGGCAACTACTCAATCAAGGCGGCCATCGAGTCAGACCGAACTTTGGGCGGTGCTTGCAACACCTTGCGAGTCACTTCAGCAGAGTCGGGCACTTTCCAAATGGGCGATATTGACTACCTGTCATATCGTTATCGAATCACTGTATGGGGTCAAGGAGACTAACCATGAACTACACCATCGCCTCGGACATTCTCGAGGTCGGCAACAAGAAAAAAGGCGACCAAATCGCCGCTAAAGAATTGCTCGAAGCTGGATGCGACATCGCTGCGCTTGTTAGCGGTGGACATCTTTCTAGCAATAGTCCAACTAAGCCACAAGCAGAAGGAGCCGCAGAATAATGGCCCGATTAGTCCTAACAAACGCGTTTATCACAATCAACTCAGTCAATCTGAGCGACCACATCGCTAGCGTCACACTAACCACGAATGACGACGCAGTTGAGACAACTGCTTTCGGCTCAACAGCTCGCACTCGTATTGGTGGCCTTGGCGACAACTCAGTAGCACTCGAGTTCCACCAAGATTACGCAACAAGCAACGTGGAAGCCACGGTTTATCCACTGCTTGGTGCTACAACCTCAGTGGTTGTCAAGCCAAACGGCGCAACAACAGCAGCAGACAACCCTGCTTACAGCTTCACTGCCTTGGTTTCCGAATGGACTCCTTTGAACGGTGCTGTCGGCGAGTTAGCCACTGCTAGCGTTACTTGGCCAATCAGCGGCGAGGTTACAAAGGCGGTCTCATAATGGCACGTATCGTCCTTACCAACGTTGCCGTCACTTTCGGCACTACTGATGTTTCGAGCTACGTTACTTCAGTAACACTCGGCTCGACTTTCGACGTAGTTGAGACAACAGCTTTTGGCAACACGGCCCGCACAAGAGTCGCAGGACTTGCGGACAACAGCGTAACCTTGGAGTTCAACCAGGACTACGCCACTAGTGCGCTAGAAGCGACAATCTACCCAACACTTGGCACAGGAGTCTCAATGACCGTGCGCCCAGTTGCTGGCGTGTCGCCTGCATACAGTTTTACCGCGTTGGTTTCCGAATGGACTCCGCTCAACGGAGCCGTCGGCGAACTCGCAACCGCCTCGGTCACCTGGCCGATCAGCGGCGTAATAACCAAGTCATAACCTAACAAGGGGGAACAAATGGACGGTCTATCAATCAAGGTCAAAACCACAGAAGGCGTCGAGGCGTCGTACAAACTGACTCCTCGAGTCATCGTGGCATTCGAGCAACAATACGGTAAGGGAATGCCTAAACTGCTTGGTGAGGAACAAAAGATCGAGCACGTTTTTTGGCTAGCTTGGAAATCAATGCAACTCAGCGGCGTTGTAGTAAAGCCGTGGGGACCCGAGTTCCTAGACACCATCATATCGGCCGAACTGGACTCTGACGCGTCTTTCGAATCCACCGAGATAGCCTAACGTATACAATCGCCGCTATCTCGGTGGAGACTGGCATATCTCCGACCGCGTTGCTAGATGCTCCCGAGGGAGTGCTTGAAGCAATAACGGCCTACATCAAAGAACGGGCGAAAAAGCATGGCTGATGAGAGCGAGATTATCCTCATAGGAATCGAAGACACGCTAGAAGGCCTTAAAAAGTTCGACAAAGAAGCAATCAAACGCTTCAAAAAGGTCTTGAATGACGTGCTTATCGACGCAGAGCGTACGGCTCGGGGTTTTGTCAAGGCCGACCCGCCCATGAGGGGCTGGAAAACCTCAGACCCACTCAAGCCTAAAAAGACAACTCGCGGCGGTGCGGGCTGGCCTGCCTATAACCAAGGCGTGATTCAGCAAGGTATCCGCAAGACAAAAGTGCAAGGCAAGGTCCGAGCCGATTACACCACCAGCGCTGGTGCACTCATCAACGAGTCTGCTGCTGGCGCAATCATCGAGGTTGCGGGTCGCAAATCGGGTGGCACAGGCACAGGCATTCAATTCATCAACAACCTAACAGACGAGATCAAAAATCCTTCTCGCTTGATTTGGCAAGCTGTCGATGCTAAAAAGAAACCAGCAGAAATCAAGGTCTTGGCAGCGCTGAACGAAGCCAAGGCAGAGCTGCAGAAGAACTTAGACAGAGAGCGAGTATAACATGGCAATCGGCGCAGTAGTCGCTCGCATACTCACCCAGTATTCTGACAAAGGCACAAAAGCCGCTGTCAAAGACATCTCCAAAATGGAGAAGAAGTTTATCAAGTTCGCAGACAAAACAGCCAAAGCATTTGGGTTGGCGGCTCTCGCGGCTGGCGCTTTTGCAATCAAGATCGGGAAAGACGCCGTTCAAGGCGCGATGGAAGACCAAAAACAGCAAGTCGCTTTGGCACAGGCTTTGCGCAACACAACAGGCGCCACAGATGAAGCAATTGCTGCCACTACCGCGTACCTAGACAAACTCGAGTTAATGGTCGGCGTTGACAACCGCGAACTGATTCCATCTTTACAAGTATTAACGCAGGCGACAAAAGACGTCGCACAGGCTCAAACACTGCAAGGCCTAGCCCTTGACATCTCGGCTGCATCTGGCAAAGATTTGCAAGCTGTTTCAATCGCGCTTGCCAAGGCAGTCGGTGGCAACGTTACCGCTTTGACCAGGCTCGGTGTGCCTTTAGATGCCGATGCAGTAAAAGCAAAAGACTTGAACGCCATTTTGACCTCACTGGGAGAGACTTTTAGCGGGCAGGCTAACAAGCGAGCACAAACGTTCGAGTTCCAATTAGGTAGACTCAGGCTGGCCTTTAACCAGATTCTCGACCAGATCGGCTATGCTTTAATCCCATTTTTAGAAAAACTCGCCAACACAGTGCGAGACAAGGTTTTGCCAGCGTTGTCCACGTGGATTGAGCAAAACGGAGCCAAACTGGCAGCTGCTTTTCAGACTGGCATTTCGTATGGCGTGGCCTTTTTCAAGCTTATAATCGACTTATTCTCATTCGTGGCACGCAACGCAAAAGTGTTTGCTACTATTGGCGCCATCATCGTGGCCGCCTTTTTCGGCGCAAAAACCGCAGCCGCAGTTGCGGGCTTAATCAAGGGCATTCAAGCCATTATCACAGTAATGAAAGCCCTTCGGACGGTCTCACTTGCATCAGCCGCGGCAACTGCATTGGCAACGGGTGGAGTCTCTGCAGCAGCAGGCGCCGCCGCTTTCGGTGTTGCTTTGGTTGGCATAGGAATAGCCGCCAAGAAGTTCAATTCAGACTCCGACAAAGCAACCGACGCGCTCGGCAAGTTCGGCGTCGACCTTAAAGGACTAACCGTTAGCGCTGACGATTACACCAAAGGACTGGGCGGCATCACTTCAGCCACAAACGGTGTCACTGCAGCGACTAAAGGTGCGGCGCAAGCGTCTGCGCTTTTGCTCAAGTTACAGAACAAGTTCGGACTCAAGGGCTTAAAAGAAACCGACCCAGTCACATTGGAAGCGATTCGCAAAAATCAGCTCAAGCAACGAGCGCTGGGCCTCTCTAGTCCGACTATCTCGCTACTTGCGTCAGCTGGACACGGCAATATTGCAAAGAACACCACTATGAACGGGGGCAACATCACGGTGAACGTAGCAGGTTCTGTGGTCTCACAAGGAGATCTCATTAACGGCATCAAGAACGGTCTTGCGACTCTAATGCGCCGTCGTGCGGGCAGTCAGTTTGCGGTGCTTTAATGCCAGCAAACGCACCAACACTCACAGTCGCATTCGGCATTGGCGGCTCATTTACCAACGTCAGCGCTGATCTGCTTCTCGAGGTTGACATTCGCCGCGGCCGCCAGTTTCAAAACGACTTTTTAGAAGCTGGTACTGCAGCTGTCATCTTAAACAACCAATCTGGTGCTTTCGACCCAAGCAATACCTCAAGCCCGTGGTACGGTGTTTTGATTGCTGGCATGCAAGTGCGTATCACTGGCAACGCTACCGTCATATTCACAGGCTTTCTCGAGGACAACGCGGTCAATCAAGGCATTTACCCGACCGTTTCGCTTACTTTTGTGGACGGCTTGGCTCAGATCGCCAAAGCAATCGCTCCAGCACTTGCCACTAGCGATTTCTCAGAGACCGCGGCTCTTAGAGCAGCACGCGCACTCGATCTCGCAG